CTACGGTAAGCTAGAGATTGCTCCTTGTTTCAAGCAGTTAATTCCCGATAATGTGTTTCTCTCAAAAGACAAGAGTTTGGCACATCACCTACTAGGCAAAGAGGGTTGGCTAAACAATCTAAAGCCCTTCGCAAAAAACAGTATGCCGAAACTTGAGGGAGAATATTTCATACCCGGAGACAATCATCCCAATGAAGCAGGGCATAGATACATTGCGGAACTTTTAATAGACAAACTGAGAGGATTATAAATATACACATGAAGTCACTACGCACATACATTGCAGAAGATGCCCAAGGTAAGAATCTACACCTCGAACATATTGAGGATGATATTTTAAACTTTGGTGTTGATGGTGCCAGAGCCGCTATAAATTTCTTGCGGGCGCTTCGTGATATGCTGGCAGGGTCGTCCAGATCGTCAATAAACATGACGGTAAAATGGGACGGAGCCCCTGCTATTTTTGCAGGCACAGATCCTTCAGACGGCAAATTTTTTGTCGCTAAGAAATCTGTGTTCAACAAGACTCCACTGCTGTATAAGACAGCGAAGGAAATTGATTCTGACCCTAAACTCCCTTCTAGTTTGAAGCCTAAGTTTAAGATAGCACTGGCTGAGTTTAGTAAATTAGGAATCAAAAATGTGTTACAAGGAGACTTGATGTTTACATCAAGCGATTTGTCACCGGAAACGATTGACGGACAACGATACACGACTTTTCAGCCTAATACAATCGTCTATGCAGTCCCTGCAGGCTCGCCACTGGACATCAATATTAAACAAAGCAAGATAGGTATCGTTTGGCATACATCGTATTCTGGGTCTTCTCTTCCCGAAATGAAAGCATCTTTTGGTGCGAACATCAAAGGACTGAGAAAAACAAAATCTGTTTGGATGGATGATGCAACCTACAAAGATGAATCAGGTACAGCAACATTCACGCAAGCAGAAACAGATAAGATTACTGCATTGTTAAGTGCAGTAGGAACCAATCTAAGAAAAGTTAATTCGGCTCAACTTAATAACTTCAATGCACTGCAAACAAGTTTGTCAGGAAAAATGATAGGTGCGAAATACAAAACCTATAATAATTCTAAGGTCCGCACTAGACAAAAAATAACAAACGCCCCTGCACATGTTGAAGGCTATATGAAATGGGTTGAAGATAAATTCAATTCTGAAATTGATAAGCTCAAAACTGAAAAATCAAAAACTCAGTTAGAAGAGCGCAAGAAAGAAATTCTCAAAGAGTTTGTTAGACTGAAAGGTATGTTAATTGCAGTGACAGAGTTTCAAGCATCCGTAGTAGATGCCAAAGACATCATCGTTAACAAACTAAATAAAGTAAAGCAACTCACGGGAACATTCATTAAGACTGCGAAAGGCTTTGAGGTCACTGCACCAGAAGGCTATGTTGCTATTGATAGAATTTCAGGTAATGCAGTAAAGTTAGTAGATAGAATGGAATTTAGCTATAATAACTTTACAGCCATCAAGGCGTGGGACAAATGACCTATGAAAAAGTTTTGGGCTTGGATAACATCATTTTTTAAACAGGAGTATGAAGTCACTATTTGGTTTGACAAAGCAGAAGACTTCGCCGTTAAGAAACACGCTGTTTCATATCAGATGAAAACAATACAAAAGATCACTGATAAAGAACTCAAGGGTGTAGAGATTAATGGTCACCACTTGCATATTAAATGTATCCAGCCATATGACTTTAGAGTTAGGAAGTTAAAGTGAATCATTTAAAAGAATTAGATATGACTTATTTTCAACACTTAAACCGAGCCTGGAAAGTAGCATTCATTTTAACAGTACATGGGGTTTTGCCATGCGTGTGGGAAAACAAAGCAAGCGAGATATTACACGGAACTAAAGATGGATAAGAAAATAGTATTTGCGTTTGGCAGACTAAACCCTCCTACAGCAGGACACAGTAAACTAATCGATAAGGTTGTGAGTGAAGCGAAGAAGAACAAGGCTGATTCCCTGGTGATAGTAAGTCACTCTCAGGACAAGCATAAGAATCCTCTTACTGCACAACAAAAAATTGATTATCTCAAGCATATTCATCGTGATGTTACTTTTGAAGCATCCAGTCCTGCACATCCTCACTTTATGGCGCATCTAAAAAAGATGGGCCAAGAAGGCTATACACATGTCTTCATGATTGCTGGCTCAGATAGAGTAGTAGAATTTCAACGCCTTGCTGATAGATACAACGGTAAGGATTACAATTTCAAACAAATAAAAGTTGTCTCTGCTGGTGAGAGAGACCCCGATGCAGAAGGGGTAACCGGAATCAGTGGGACTAAAATGAGAGCATTTGCCTCTGAAAACAATTTCAAATCATTTAAGCGTGGGCTACATCCTAGAGCCCAAGAAGCACAAGCAAAGAAACTATTTGATGCTGTGAGAAGTGGTATGCAACTGAAGGAAGGGGAAATGCGATTTTCAACATTTGCAAATTTTTTAAAGGAACAACAATGAACAGAGAAGCAGTATTTGAACAACTAAAAATTGACGAAGGAGTGGAGTACGAAATCTATGAAGATCACCTCGGTTACGCTACCTTTGGAGTCGGTCATCTTATCACAGAGAGTGACGAGGAATTCGGAAGGCCAGTTGGAACTCCAATTGACGAAGAAAGAGTCAGGGCGTGTTTTGAACGAGACCTTGACACTGCCATCTCAGAGTGTGAACATCTATACGGAAAAGGGAGCTTTGGAAACCTACCAGACGAGGTCCAACAGATCCTGGTTAATCTGATGTTCAATATGGGTCGAACAAGACTCAGTAAATTCAAGAAAATGAATGAAGCGATTGAAGCTGGTGATTGGAAAACTGCCGCAGTTGAAGGTCGTGATAGTCGTTGGTACAAGCAAGTTACTAACCGGGCTGAACGGTTGATGTCCAGACTAGAAGCTGTATAAATAATAAAAAAGCTGGGACTTATCTACAATGCAAAAATCTTTTTTAGATTTCATACCCTTGGAAGAAGGTGTCAATGATCCTGGCATCTTCAAAGCTGTCTTTTTGGCTGGCGGTCCAGGTAGTGGTAAGTCCTTTATTGTTGGACAAACTGCACTCACTTCACTCGGCCTGAAGTTAGTAAACTCTGATGATGCTTTTGAGGCTTTGCTTCGTAAAGCAAACATAGAAGCAACTCCTGAGAATATTTTCTCAGATAAGGGACAAACTATCCGTGATAAGGCTAAGAGTTTGACGGGTATTAGGCAAAAAGGCTACCTTGATGGTAGACTAGGTCTTGTCATTGATGGTACCGGCAAAGACTTTGCTAAGATTCAAAAGCAAGTTGTAGAACTGAGAAAACTCGGCTACGAATGTGCTATGGTATTTGTCAATACTGACTTAGAAACTGCGCAAAACAGAAATGCCGCAAGAGCAAGAACGCTTCCAAAGAATGTGGTTGGCTCCATGTGGAACGATGTGCAAAAGAATATCGGTAAGTTTCAGAACTTATTTGGTAGATATATGTTTATCGTTGATAATTCAGACGGTGCTAATTGGCAAGGCGCCACGATGTCCGTGTATAGACGAATAAGTCAATGGGTGAGAGAACCCGCACAATCTCCTGCCGCTAAGAGATGGCTTAAGGGTCAAAAGAAGTCTAGGGGTATAAGAGAAGGCAAAGAACATTCTTGGAAGTCTGAAGGGCATTACACAAAAGACGGCAAAGAGTGGACTGGTCCTCAACATGCACACGATGGTCAAGTGATGACTGGTGAAAAACATACCGATGCTAGTCAGGATCTATATCACTTCAAGGAATTACCTAAGCTCGTACAACAAAAACTTCTTGCTAAGATGAAACTCAAAGAAGATTTGCGAAAGTGGTTCGGCAAAGGCAAGAAAGGTGATTGGGTTAGAGTAGGAACCGACGGTGAAATTAAAGGCGACTGTGCTAGAGAGCCTGGAGAAGGTAAGCCCAAGTGCATGCCTAGATCAAAAGCACACAGTATGGACAAAGACGACCGAGCAACCTCTGCCAGACGAAAGCGTAGAGAAGATCCTGTTGCAGATAGAAAAGGCAAGGGCGGCAAACCTGTCATGGTCAAGACTGATGTAAAAGAAGATTTGCCCTCAATGCAAAAACTATCTAAACTCAAGCCCACAAAATCTTTAGAGCAAAGAAGAGCTACTAAAGCCAGAGAATCAAACAAAAAATTCGATGCAAAAATAGAAGAGAGTTTAATGCCGAACTGGATGCTTGACCCATTAGCAAAAACTATTTATAGAATGCATTACAAGGTTGCCGCTAAACAATTAAAAACGCTTGTTGATAGAAAGAAAAAAGAGCAGGGTGGGAAACTTAGAAAGCATGGCATGGAATATTATGCCGCACAAATTGCCAAAACAGTATCGGATAAGGTAGATGCAAGAACTCTGGCTAAAATGGTATCAGAAGAATACGACACTCAAAAACATGAGTGGGGTACTGATGCAGGCACTGATTATTACTTGAGTCTTACACCAGGTCAGAAAAAGAAAAAGATTGAAGACATCAAGCCCGTTGATACTCCTATCAAAGAGGATTGCGGCTGCGAAGAAGATGAAGATTTCATGAAGTATCTTGACGATGTAGAAACGACAGGATTCAAGCAAGAAGATATTGAAGACATTGAAAAAGAAATCGATGAATTGGATTTTGATGACCTGGTTGATATGGGTCTTTACGATGATGATGAGCTTGAAGAAGTTGAAGTCGAATACTTTGACGATGTTGAGATTACTGAAGAAGAGCAATTGGATGAGGTTCTTTCTATTCAAGGTAGAATGAAGCGTAGGTTCAATGCAAGAAGAAATAGACAAAAGTTAAAAGTTGCTAGAATGCGTAGAAGCAGAATGGCATCTGACCCGAACCGAATTAAAAGAAGAGCGGCTCGCGGCGCAAGAGTTATGATGAAAAACAGACTGGCTAGAGGAAGA